AAATCGTTACTGTCTTTTATTGTCGTAGTCATGTTTTATTCTTTTATTTTTTTGGTTGGTGCATACGGAAAGTATGATGCCAAAAACTGTAATGCAGTTTGTTGTTCAGACCCTGCTGTAGCATTTGCCAAAGCATCCGCTACTTCTTTAGGGTCTAACTCCATGCCCCTGACCACAAGGTCAAAGGGCAAGTAGGTACTTGTCAGCAATGTTACTGCGTCATCAGTGGTCATATTAAGCGCTGGCAGACCAGCCGTATAAATTACCACGGGGATGAATTGTAAAATTAACTTTCGCTTCGGCTCCGGGAGCCGAGTCAATAGTCCATTGGCTTACGCGACCATTAAACGCATAAATTACAATGCCAGTGCCATCAGTAGCGGAGATAACAAACGTGCGGTCAATCGTGCCGTTGTAAGCATCACCACGAAGCAATAACAAAACTGTGTCGCTAGGATTCCAAGCGGCTGTAATGCTCATACTTGTCGGTGCAGATTGCACAGGAATTTTGTCCGATTGGCGTGAACCCGCAACTCCAAATGACGCAACAGCATCATCTTGACCAAATGCGGGGATTGCCTCCACCGGCACTAAGTTACCGACAACTGCCAAAGCAGAAACGGTAGCATAAGTTGACAATGCCGCAGATGTTAATGCGGTTGGTGTTGCGCCCGGCTGTGCGTATAGTGTTGCACTAAATCCGGGCAAAATTTTTGTTGGTAAAGCCATTTTGAGTTTCCTTTAAAGAGTTGAAAAAATCGTGTCTTATGTTGGGATATCTATTGTGCAATCAATAAAGATTTCAGCCAATTTATTCTCATTGTCGTAACTGTTGTACAGCCATTGGCAATCGGCTTTGGAAATATTAAAACCCCCGTCAGCCGGATTTCCTAACATACCGCTATAGCCGTGTAGCGATTGTAGTACCTGATTGGAAATTGTAAAACCATCTTCAATCACTTGCGTAAAGATACTTATCTGAAACACGGGGCGGTCAATGCCTTTAACCGATTGATACGAGCCGGTATACACGTCTTGGTGCACGTTCCTGAGCATCCATGTAATAAACTTAGGCTGTGTCGCAAAATTGCGGTTAAACGCGGCATATACGGGTACAGGCGTAACAATGCTGTTTAATTGATATTGAATCGCTTTGCCGTAATGAACAACATTTGTTTGCGCTGTCATACTGCCACCACTGGGTCGTTACGTACACAAAGCAATCTAACAGTCATGCGGTCATCCGATTCACGTACGCTGTCAATTCGCCAATTAACACTTTTCCAAGCAATTGAATACAAATTTTGGCTGTTCACAATGGTGCGAGTGTTTGGCGTGTAATTTACTGTGAACTCTACAATGTCGGCATAAACTCGATATTTTTCTGAAATACGAACGCTATTGGATACCGAAGCAACTCGCGCCCGCGTATCAAACCATTTTGTAATAGTCGTAGATTGCTCACCAAAGGAACTTGCGCCAAAGGTTAATTGATTTACTCGGATGTTTTCAAAGCGAGCAATACCCATGTCACATCACCAAAGGTTTGTACGGGCGAAGCAATGCGGCAACGCCAAAGGGTACTTCACGCAACATTGATTCTGTTGTATTAGAACGATTGTTATACAAGTGGGTTAACAACATTAAAGCCGCTTGTTTAATCACTGGGTACGTTGAAATAAACGCAGAATTTTGCGTGTACGTTACAACGATTGGATTCGCTACAGTTTGGTTTAATGTATTAGGAATTGTGTTAAGTATTACCCTGTTACCCGTTGGGTCGTAAGAATAATTGGTTGAAGCAATCAATATTGGCACAGTATTAGACGTTGAATAAAATTCAACAGCATCAATCGACACGCCTACCGAGTTATAAGCCGAAACCGCCACTTCCGGTAAATCCAAAAACACCGCAGTGTTATACAGCCCAAAATTAGGGTAATAAACTTTGTACGTAGTTTGATAAATAGCCGCGCCAATAAAATCCTCAATCGCCATGCGCGTAGCAAGTTCAAGCGACTTTAAATATGTGTCTTGACTTTCATCATCAAACAAATTTAATTGTTGCGTGATTTCTTCAAGCGTTAGCCACGGCGTTGCTACGTCGCGGTCAACTTGCTCAAATTTGGCGTAGTTATACGGATTCCGTTGATTGGAAAAAAACGGCGCAAGTGTTTGGTTCTCAACGGGCATATTGAGCCCCTTTAAGCCGCGCTTGCACGAACACCGGCAAACGGGTCACGTACAGTTGTAGCAACCCGTTTTTCCGCGTACATCGTCAAAAATCCGGGAGCCGATTGTTCGTATATTTGAATGTCAATTTCTTCAATATCAGCAATGGTTAGGAATCTATCCCAATTAGCCAAATAAATTGGGAACGTTGCATTTAGAAAAGAATTAGGAATAACAGGCCATCCAAAGATAGAACCGACTGCGCCGCCTTCTCCCGCTTCGCCTAATTCCAAAAACAATGGTAAACCCTGCGTATCTTTTAATTGACGCAATGTTTGAATCATTGTTGGTGTCATGTGCCACGCCGTAGTTGGCAATGACCAATATTGCGCTGGCAATGCATTTGCAATGTCAACAATTTTGTTGTACGTTACAGCAACACCGCCAAGAGATACAGTTGCCAACGTGTGTATGCCATTTGTAATTGCAGTACCGCTTGAACCAAACGCGGCTGTTGCACCGCTTGTGTATGAACTTAAACCACGCAAACCATAAGTCGCGCCTGTTGTCGTTGTTGTTGAACCCGCTTGGTCATTGTTTGTAGCGATTGACGCGCCTTCTTGTTGGGAGAATTCCAACGCAAGGTCTGTCAACAACGCATCTTGCAAGCCGTTAATATCATCCATAGCGGCAATACGAACGGGCAAAGTTGCGGCAATAATGCGTGTGGGCATTACCCAAAACGACGTAGCGGTGTTTGGTGAACCCGTGTCAGGCGTTGCATTAGGGTCCCATGGATTTGCGCTTGTTGCGTTACCGGTTTTGGCAACAAATTGCACAGCCGAACTATCCTCGGTTTTAATGTTGCGTGAACCCATGCGGAAAGGGTTTGCAAGACGCAATGCCGTAAAAGCATCATCAAAATAAGTGCGACCACCAATGTCCAGACCCGAACCAGTAATTGTCGAGGCTTCACGCAAATCAATGGTGACTTTACCGCCTTCGTTAATTGCTTTTTTGATGCCGTCTAAAATTCTTTGGTTTGCACTCATTTTGATAATTCCTTAAAGATTAAAAGAGGGGAGAGTTTTACCCCTCCCCTTCAGTCTTACGATACGTCGTAACCAGTAGCAGTTGAACGATAACGAATAATACTAAAAGGATCGACCACGCTGGTGGCTAATCTTTTTTCTCCAAAAAATGTGATAAATCCGGGAGCCGTTTGTTCGTAGCGACGTAGAACCATGTTTAACCTGTCTACGATTGTATGACCGCGATTCCAATCACCGAAGTACATTGGGTACAACGATGTAGAACCACCACCGCCAACAGACACAGGGCTATTTAAGTAGGAGTTAGTCACCACATCAAAGCCGAGTAATTTGCCAACAATGCCATCATAGATTAGCGGAGACATACGTTCAAACACTGGTGTGCCGTTGTCATCAACCAAACCACGGATGCCAGCAAGCATCAATGGGTTAATAACAAAACAATTACCAGTTGACCAATATTGCTGTGGCAATGAGTGAATGAATGTAATTAAATCACCGTATGTCACATTATTGGAAGCAGTGCCACCGTTTGTGGTTACTTGGTCGTATGTTGCAATGTTGTGCAAACCATTGGTTGATGCAGTTCCGCTTGTACCATACGATGCTGTACTGATAGTGCCGCCCGCGTATGAAGCATTAGCACCGCCGTACTGATTTAAACCTCGCAAACCATTCGTCGCACCGTATGCTGTGGTGGTTGAACCGGCTTGGTCGTTGTTTTTTATCATTGACAAGCCTTCTTGCTCCGAAAATTCTTGGAGCATGTCGTCAACGACGTTGGCTTCTAAACCATCAATGTCATCCAAAGCCGCAGTACGGATAGGGAACTGAACGTTGATGTCTTGCATATTCAATTGCCAAATAGATGTGGCTTCAGTTGTAGCCGCACCGTTGTTTTGGATTGTATATCCCCAAGCCGCACCCGCGTTGCCCGTTTTTGCTCTAAACTGGTAGGATGAACCATCAGTAGAAACATTACGTGACACGCCGCGCATTGGGTTAATCAAACGCAGTTTGTGAAACACGGGGTCATACGCTGTACGACCACCAATGCCAGCACCGGAACCTGTGAGGGTTGATGCCTCAGTCATGTACGCTTGATATTGGTCATCGGATTCCCACATTTTTAATTCTGTTTGAACACGGCTGTTACCTTTTGTAAAGGAAGCCAATTGCTCACGCACGCGACGATTAACGTCACCGCGAACAGTTTTGTGTGGTGTACGAATGTACTCAGGGATTTGAATAGCAGAAACTTTGGCTTCCAAAGCGGCAAACTTTTCAGTCAACTCGGCTTTTGCGGATTCCACAGTGGTTGCAACTTCGGCTTTCACCGCTTCGATTTTGGATTCGTTTGACACGGCAATCGCGTCAACTTTTTCCAGTACTTTATCCATAGACATAATAATTTCCTTTAGATACGTTTTTCAAGTGCCTTCACCAACTCACGCGCTTCAAAAGCGGCAAGCAATGCGTCGGCTTCGTTTACCACCGCATCAGGCTCACCCTGAGTTGGTAGAGATTCAATTGGCTTCTGAACTGCCTCACGCTGTTCCATTGCTTTCTTGAATACCAAAGATGCGGTGGTCGCATCCTTACGAGTCAGACCCGCCTCACGCAAGGTCTTTTCGACTGTTCGGATATTCAGCGCACCCTCGGGGCTGAATATCTCCAATTTGTTAATTTCCGCATTGGGATTGTTTGGGTACATCACCACGGACACTTCGCGCAAACCGCCTTTGGTAATTTGAAAATAAGATTCTTCATCGTCATCTTCAACAGGGTTTCCAGCCGCGTCAACCATTTGTGCCTCGTCAGCGTATGCGCCAACGGATACACCGCCAAACATCTTGGGAGATTCTTTTAAAATTTGGTATAGGTCGTTACCGCCAACAGTGTTTGTGTACAAACGACCTTTTGCAGTCATACCTTTGTCGTCAAACTCAAATGAATCCCATTGACCCATTGGCATACCAAGGTCATTGTGATTAAGAAACATTGGTAATGGTTTGTCGCCGGAATTAAACGCTTCAGCCCAATCCATAAAGCCTTCGGGCTGATAATTAAACTTGCGACCGTCAGCACCCTCGCGTGCTCCCCAAGTTGTCACTCGGGCTTCCATCATTCCGGATGGATTTTCTGCCTCGTTTGCGCTTGTCGCTAGTTGGACTTGCGCTTCGCAAATTAGCGTGTAATTCTTCATTTATCACCCCATTGTGGATAGATTGATTGTCGTCTCTTATCTTGTGGGGCTTCTCTATTGTGCCGAGTGTAACACCACTCGTTTTAATTTGTGAAGCCAAAATTGCAAGTTTTTTTGCAATCATGTTGTACCAATATTCATTTTGCGCGTTTGATTACCGCCACCACCGCCTGTATCTTGTGG